TCACGACGCCCACATCGCGACCCACCAAGCGTTTATGCAAGACCCGCAGATTGCAGCGTTTATTGGTCAAAACCCGGCGTCTCAGCAGATTATGGCGGCGCTTATGGCTCACATTGGCGAGCACGTGGCGTTTAGCTACCGTCAGCAGATAGAAAACGCAATGGGGGCACCGTTGCCAGCGCCGAACGAGGAGCTGCCAGAGGAGATTGAGGTCAAGCTAGCCAGCTTGATTGCCGAGGCTGCGCAGCAGAACACCCAGCAGAAACAAGCCGCAGCCGCTCAGCAAGCCGCTCAGCAGCAGGCGCAAGACCCCATCATGCAGATGCAGATGCAAGAACTGCAGCTTAAAGCACAAGAACAGCAGCGCAAAGCCCAGAAAGATCAGGCCGACACGCAGCTGGCAGCCGCAAGACTGTCGTTGGATGCTCAGAAAGCACAGAGCACAGCGGCACTTGAAGCGACCCGCATAGCAGCTATGACCGATCAGGCCAACGCCCGCCAAGACTTGGACGAGGCGAAAGCGATACTGGACATGGTAAAAACAAACCCGCCTCTACAGAGGTAACAACAATCACAGGAGTTAGAACCCTATGAAAGATACAAGCCGTAACCCAGAAAATATACATGGTGGGCAGTATTACTCGCTTGAAGATGTATCACAAGAAATGGTCAGGGCGATGTATTGCCTTAGTCATGATGCAGCAGTAGAGGAACCTAACGAAGCAATGAAGTCCGCTCAAGCAGCATTAAACCTAGCAAACGCGCTTGCGGTTTTAACCCGTATCCGTATGGGGGAGTAACACATCATGGCTAAAACCGTCTTTGACGTGCTGGATGAAAAGCTGGTGGCGCTCAGCGCCAACCAAGAAGAATTTATAGTCTCCGGAGGGGCAAAAACCTTCGAGGGGTATAGAGAAGCGTGCGGAGTGATACGTGGTCTAGCTCAGGCACGGCGAGAACTACAAGACCTTGCGAAGAACTATAGAGACGGTGACGATGATTAAAGCTACAGCAGCAATGACTGAACTGGAAGGGCAACGCAAAGCAAAGATAGAGCAGGACGAAAAGGCGCAGGCGCTGCTGGAAGCAGCCATCCCTAAGCCAACTGGGTACCACATTCTAATCGCCCTACCAAATGTGGATGAGACCTACGGGGAGACTGGGCTGGTAAAGGCGGACAAGACACTCAGAGATGAGTACATCTTGTCTACTATTGGTTTGGTGCTGGAGTTAGGGGGCCAAGCCTACAACGACAAAGACCGGTTCCCAACGGGAGCATGGTGTAAACCCGGTGACTACGTGATGTTCAGGGCAAATACTGGGACACGTTTTAAGATCGGCCGCCAAGAGTATCGTTTAATGAACGACGACTCTATTCAAGCAATTGTACCCAACCCGAAAGCAATTTCGCGTGCGTAAGGAGTGAGCTATGCCAATGCAACAAGTAGAGTTCGAGTTTCCGGACCCGGACAGTAAGGTTAAGGCCGCCGCGGAGATAGAGGTACCGGGCGAAGAATCGGAGCTTGATCTAAAGATAGAGGGCGCCGTTGGTCGGGAGAACATTGTAAAACCCGGCAAAAAGAAAACTGACGACGAGTTTGAGATTGAAGTCGTTGACGACACGCCGCCTAAAGACCGCGGTAAAAAGCCGTCCACTCCGCCGGAAGATGTGACCGACGAAGAGTTGGATAGCTATTCCGATAAGGTTAAAAAGAGAATTCAGCACTTTAGTAAAGGCTTTCATGACGAGCGCCGCGCTAAAGAACAAGCGCTACGTGAGCGCGAAGCTCTCGAGACGTACACCAAAGCGCTGCTCAGCGAGAACCAGCAGCTTAAAGGGTCTGTTGATAAAGGACACAATGCGCTGATCGAGTCTGCCAAAGCTCAGGTGCAGAACGAGCTGGCAAATGCTCGGCAAAAGTACAAAACAGCGTACGAATCCGGGGATACTGACGCCATTATTACCGCTCAAGAAGCGCTTAACTCTGCTCAAATGCGTGTGGATAAGGTAAACAACCTTAAACCACGTGCAGCTACGGCCGCAGACACTACTTTACAAAGACCAGCCAATAATGTACAACAGCCCCAATCCGCGCCCTCCGCTAATCAACAGCCAGTGGCTAGAGATGTTAAAGCCGAGTCTTGGAGAGAAGATAATTCGTGGTTTGGCAGTGACGACGAGATGACTGCGTACGCACTGGGCTACCACAGCAAGTTAGTGAAATCGGGTGTTGACCCGAAATCGGATGAATACTACGAGCAGGTTAATGCCCGTATGCGCAAGATGTTTCCGGAAAATTTCGATGATAACGGCGAAAATGAACCGGAGGTTAAGCCAAAAAAGGCTACCAATGTGGTTGCACCCGCTACGCGGAGCACGGCACCTAGAAAGGTGTCATTATCGGAATCACAGGTAGCAATAGCCCGTAAATTAGGGGTACCGTTAGTAGAATACGCCAAACAGGTTGCGAATTTACAGAGGAAATCATAATGCCAGAAGTCAGACTAGATAGAGATTTGGAAAAACGTGAGCGAGTTCAACGCAAAGCAGCGTGGAAACGCCCGGAAGTCCTACCCTCACCTACCCCCCAACCGGGGTACGTATTTCACTGGGTGCGAGTAAGCACGCAGGGTCAGGCTGATGCCACAAACGTTTCCTCAAAGTTGCGTGAAGGCTGGGAACCCGTACTGGCTAAGGATCACCCCGAGATTTTCCTGATGGGCGTCGAAAATGAGCGCTTTAAGGATAACGTCGTGATTGGTGGCCTTTTGCTGTGTAAAGCACCAGAAGAGTTGATTGCTGAGCGTAGTGCATACTACAACAACCAGACTCAATCTCAGATGCGTGCCGTGGACAACAGCTTAATGCGTGAAAACGATCCGCGGATGCCGCTTTTTAATGAGCGAAAAACCACGGTTACTTTTGGTAAAGGATAATTTTAGGAGTTTATTATGGCTACAACTGCCGCACCTTACGGGCTTCGTCCCGTTAAGCGTGTAGATGGGATGCCCTACGCGGGCGCCTACTCCACGTTCCTGATTGATCCGTCTGGCGTTAACACCAACATCTTCTACGGAAGTGTGGTGTACATCAATGCTAACGGCTACATCAACATCGTCACCGGTACCGGTGCAGATGCAACCACAAACGACTGGCCTACTGGTTCTACCAGTGTTACTGGCGGTATCGGTGTATTTGTTGGCTGCAGCTTTATCAACGGTCAGGGTCAGCTGATTTTCAGCCAGTACTACCCTTCCGGTACTACCGGTGTTGTCCAAGCGTTTGTTGTGGATGACCCGATGGTATTGTTCCAAGCTCAGCTTGATGGCACTGCCACACAGGCAGCTGTTGGTGCAAACACGTTCTTCGCTGCTGCTCAAAGTACTTCTACTGGTAATACAACTACCGGTAACTCTACGAGCGCTCTGGATGCAACGGTTGTTACTGTGCCCGCAGCTTTCCGTATTTTGGGTTTTGCTTCACCAGTTTCAGACGCGTTTCCGGACGTTCTGGTTAAAATCAACCTCGGCTTCCACAGCATGACTGTGAACACCGGAATATAAGGAGTAGGCGACTATGGCTATTTCACGCGCCCAGTTACTTAAAGAACTGCTTCCGGGTCTTAACGCCCTGTTTGGTCTTGAGTACGCGAAGTATGGTGAAGAACACACTGAGATTTACGAGACTGAAAGCTCAGATCGTTCATTCGAAGAAGAAACCAAGCTGTCTGGCTTTGGTGCTGCCCCGGTTAAAAACGAAGGCGCCGCTATTGCTTACGACAACGCGCAAGAAGCATTCACTGCGCGATACACGCACGAAACCATCGCAATGGGTTTCTCAATTACTGAGGAAGCCATGGAAGATAACCTGTACGACTCACTGTCTACTCGTTATACCAAAGCGTTGGCTCGCGCTATGGCGTACACCAAGCAGGTTAAAGCTGCTGCCGTGCTGAACAACGCATTCGCGGGTTCTGGCGTAACTTACGGCGACGGTAAAACCTTGTGCGCTACCGACCACCCGCTGGTCTCCGGCGGCACCAACAGCAACACTCCATCAACCCCTGCAGACCTGAACGAGACTTCTTTGGAAGCCGCCGTAATTCAGATCGCTGCGTGGGAAGACGAACGTGGTCTGTTGATCGCTGCTCAGCCACGTAAGTTGGTTGTTCCTCCAAGCCTGATGTTCGTTGCAACTCGTTTGCTCGAAACTGAACTGCGTGTAGGCACTGCTGACAACGACCTGAAC